AAATACGAGCAGGTAGATAGTGATATCAGCGGAGGACTTGCTTTATCGCGTGCTTTTATTGATGGTTCTGGAGATTTAAATGTGGCCGAAGCACAGCTTATTGTAAAGGGTGTTCAAGAAGAAATTGAATACGCAAGACGTCAAGTAACAAATTGGATTTATAGGGAATACCAAGTGATAGCAGAAGCTATGGGCTTTGATAGATTTCCCAAGATTCGTTGGGATGAGTCAGTTCTGAAGGACACAATAATGTATATGAACATGCTATCACAATTGGTTGACCGTAGAATGCTTAGTTATGAATCTGCTCTTGAACTTCTTGGATTTGATTATAAGAACGAGCTTACTAACATGCAGAATGAAATGAAGTTAGTTGAGGATGGTGTTTTTGGTATCATTGGTTCCCCGTGGCAACAAGCAAAAATGAAACAACCAGTACAAGGTGGTCCAGCAGGAACTCCTTCGGCCGGCCGCCCAAAGGGAACAGACCCAGATACTAAGAAAACTTCACAGAAGAATCCAGCTAAAAAAAGTACAACAGATAAACAAACTAAGACAAAACCACAGCGACAACAAGTAGTAAAAAGTTCTTTGACTCTTTCTGATTTAGTCCAAGACATGTCGGATGAAGAATTTGCTTCATTTAAAGAAGAACTAGACACAATTAGAAATCAGGAGGAATAATATGGCTACTAAAAGACGTATATACGCTATTAACAGTGATAAGAGAGTAAAGAATAAAAGTAAAGAACAATTAGAAAAAGAGAAAGAAGAGAAAGAACAACAGTAATAACGGGGAGGATTTTAAAAGTGGATAAAAAATTTTATTTAGAAGCTGATATCAAATTACAAGAAGAGACTGCTGATTTAAAGAAGGCAGTTGCTGCTGTTATTACTCTTCCAAAAGAAGGTGAAAAACAGCAAGACCTTCTTTATTTTTCTGCTATCTTTGTTTCTTCTGGGGCTAATTTAAATAAAGCATATTTTCTTCCTTCGGAATTAGTTAAGGCAGAGAATACCATTATAAATAAAGCCCTTGATGTTGAGCATAAAGAAGAAGATATTATTGGTCATCTTTACGACAGGGCATTTATTGATGCTGCTGGTAATAAGCTTGATGTTAAAGAACTAGCTAATATGGAGAAGGGAGCAGTAGACGGCCAGGCTATACATATTATAGTCGCGGGTATTGTCTATAAAAATCGCTTTCCTCATCTAGCAGACGAAGTAGCTAAGGGTCAATGGAAAGTTTCAATGGAATGCTATTTTAAAGATTATGATGTGAAGATTGGTGATCTTACTATGACCAGACCCGAGGCTGAAGCTATTGGTCTTGCTAATGACGAAAGTTTATTTGCTAGAATGGCCAGAGTAATTAAGAATGGAAAAGAAATAGCTGCGGGCAGTATAGAAAGAGTTTTGAAAGATATCTATTTTTCAGGTTGTGGTATTGTAAAAAATCCTGCAAATCCTCCTTCAGTTATTGTTGAAACAGCAAATAGAAAAAATATCGAAATTATCGATGATGTTATTACAATAAATTTAGATACTAACAATAAACTAACCTCTTGTAACGTAGAAGAGCCTTCTTCTAATAAGGATGGGGTAGTAAAGGAAAGCTCTGAATTGACTCATAATGACACTGTAGGGATTTGCGTTAGTTATAAAAAGCGTCTGTTTGCCCACGAACCTGCCGGGCCAGACACTGAGATTTTACATGAGGATTGGTGTACTTTATACGACGCATCCTGCACGTCCTTTTCTAGAGATACAACAGACCCAAATTGTTTAAAATATCAAGTCAAGCCAGTGGCTCTTGCCGTCGCTAAAAAATTACTTTCGTCTAAGACAAAGAGCGATCGTCGCGAAGAACTTCTGGCACTGCTTGAATCAAAAATAAATGTTACGAAGAAGTTGGATTAACAGCTGCTTCTTACGAGGCAGTTAAAACTCGATCGTAAGCTAGGAGAAAAAGAATGCCTGATATTAACATTGGTCAACAAGGTAAATTGAAAAGTGTACCAAAGCTTACCAAAATTAATGGTGATGATGCTCTGAAGATTATCTATCGTAATATGGGCAACAACCATGCGTATCCCTTTGTTTGGGCGGATACAATTACCGTAGCTTCTGGTGCAACCGAGGCAGTTGTAGTTAGTGGTGTTAAATTTCATGGTATGAAAGCAGCTGAGTATGGTAGCTTTTCCGCTACCCCACAATCAGATCCAGGTGCTCGTTTCTGGGTCGAAAATGACACATCTCTTAACACAGTTAAGATTAAGATTGGTAGTTCTGCTGCTGGTGCCATTAAATTTAATGTAATTTGTATATTAGGTTCAGATCCTGATATCGAAGAACTTGCTTGTCGTGGCAATACTGGTGCTTACCAGAGCTTGCCGTAATATGTTTTAATTGATTTAGGACATATGGAAAAGGAACAAAAATAAAAAAAATTAGAATTCAGGTTGGTAGAAGATATCTCAAACTTATTTAGGAGGTATTAAATTAATGATGACTGATCAACTGAAGAAAGACATCGAGGTTATGGTGACCGAGATTTTTTCTCAGAAAGAAGAGGCCGATAAAAAAGTTAGAACTGAAGAAGCTCTGCAGAAGGCGGCTGCAACCATTAGTGAACTAACTGACGCTCTTGAAAAGAAGAACGTTCAGGAAGGCGAAGTGGCCAGCAAAGTTGCTGAGCTTGAAAATTCAATTACCGATCTCAATTCGAAGCTTGAGGCAGCTAAGAAAGAGACCGAAGATTCTAACAGCAAATTGGCCGACGCTGAGAAAACCATTGCGGAAATGAATAAGGACAGAGCAACTGAAACTCGTATGAAAGATTTGGTTGACTCTGGTATTGCCCTTTCGAACAAAGAAGTACAGACTGCTAAGGTAAGAGAAATGACGGACGAAGAGTTCGCATCTTATAAAGATGAACTGATTTCTCTACGTAAGGCTATCGAAGAAGAGCTTGCAAAAACTGCTCAAGCAGCAGACGAACAGGCTAAGAAAGAGCAAGAAGAAAAAGAGAAGGCCGCCGCAGCTGCAAAAGAAGAGGAAGACAAGAAGGCAGCAGATACTGCTAATGCAGTAACTCCTCCGCCCGAAGTCAACAAAGAAAGCGCTGCTAAGGCTGCACTAAATTTAGAAATTAAAAAAGACGACATTCTAACCAAATACGCGGAGATGGGCAAGGCTATGGCACAGCGTATGGTAGAGAAGAATAAGTAATCTAAGGAGGAAAGAGGATAATGTTTATTCCTAGACATCCTGTTATCGAGAATCAATTCTGCAGCTATGGAACTCAAACCGCCACCGGTTCTACTGGTGTTGGTGGAGTAGTTTGCTATGCTGGTTCAGTACTGTATTTGGACCCTGCGGCCGTCAACGAAGAGCCCGTTGTTTATAAAATGGTATATGCTTCGACGCCTAAGACCCCCTTTGGGTTCTCTATGCAGAAAGTAAAGACTGGCTATCATCAAGTTCATCCTACTGGGTATTTTATGCCTGGTGATTTTGGTTCAAGTGATGTTCTTGCTCAGCCAGATTACAATTCTAGTGGACAAATCACTGGTACCAAGGCAGCTCCTATTGGTGTTGCTCACTTGGGTATTTGGGATACCGTTCATTATACTTGTGATATGACTGCTAGTGTTATTCAAACTGGCGACAATATGAAGCCCGGCGACGTTCTGCGTGCTGCAGCTGATGAAGCTAAGGTCACCAATAACGTTACTGATGCTGCTGGCGGCACTGCTGCTACAGATAAGGCAAATGGTTCGTATTGTTCTACTGTCCAGGTTGCTACTGTAATGAAGGGCGCCAGCGTTGCAAAATGCCAGGCTAACTTCAATAACACTACCCTGTACCCAATTCGTATCAAGATTTTGATCTAAAAATAAATTTAGGGATTAAGGCACGGCAAGTGCTTCCTAAACTATATACTCTATAGGAGGAGTTGTTAAGTATGGAACTCAACGAAATGAGAGAACTTTTTAAAGCTACTGCAGAGCAAACACCTGAGGGTCAGGCTGCTTTTCGTGCGTTTGCGGCTGCTTTGACAACTCCGATCCTTCAGAAGATTGAGCTAGAGTCAATTATGCGTTCGCTGTTCGCAGTTGAGCGTTTGGCTAATGGTGCACAAGCTGTGTACCCAGTTGCTGAAGATTTTGAAATCCCAGTTTGGGTGCTACCTGGCTTGGGTTATTTGGCTCAGAACTTCATTGAAGGTATCGGTGAAGAGATTTATATTCCTACTTTTACTATTAATGCTTCCGCTGACTGGAAGATCACCTACGCGCGCGACAGCCGTGTAGATATTGCTCAGAGAGCTGCTGCTCGTGTTGCCAAAGATTTGGCCAATTACGAGGAAGAGTGCGGCTGGCGTGTAATTATGCCCGCAGCCACCTCTGCTTTCTCTGGTAAGGGTCTGCTTGGCTCACGCCCAGCCCCAATTTATGAAATCAATCCTGCTTCGACTGGCGCTGGCTACCTATCGAAGGAACTCATCAATAAGATGATTGTTGGTTTCAAGAGAATTGGTCGTACTCTGACTGATCTTTATGTGTCCCCGGAAGACGCCGCTGATATTCGTGAGTGGACTGACACTGATATTGACCCCGTAACTCGTAGAGAGATCTTCCAGGCTTCTGGAATGGGTCAGATTTGGAATGTCAAGCTGCATGAAATTCAGCATCTCGGTGCGACCGGTCTGTATAATATTCACGGCTATACGTCAGGCTATGGCAAGTTTATTGCGGATAGTGGCAACACTTATAACGCATATACTCTTGACAATCCTAACATTACTGCTGCTGATGGTACAGTTGCTACTCTTGGTGAGACCCAGGTTCTTGGTTTTGACATGAGTGTAAACGACTCACTAGTTATGCCTATTCGTAAGGAATACGAGGCAATCGACGATCCTACCCTGCTACGCGTACAGAAACAAGGTTTCTTTGGCTGGGCAGAATTAGGTTTCGCATGTCTTGACCCCAGAATGATGGGTGTCGGCGTAATTGACCGTTCACTGTAATTTATATGGCGCCGGCCGAAAGGTCGTCGCCACAAGGTATCTATGGACTACATAAGAATTATACTGGCAATAGTTGTGGTAGAAGCCATAACAAATATAATAACTAAATCAGAATTATTTAGACCAGTAAGAGCGTTCTTCTTTGAGAAGAATAAATGGATTCATGATCTTTTAGATTGCGGTTATTGTACTTCTGTGTGGATAGGAATTTTTGCTGCTATTTATCTAACCTTTTTTAGGGTGACAGCGGTTGAAATTTTTGCTTTAGGAATAGTTCTACACAGACTTTCTAATATGTTTCATTTTATGGTTGATTGGTTAGCCTACAGAAGAGGACAAGGTAAAAACTCATAGAAAAGGAGAAGTTAAATGAAAGGTTACGTAAGAAATACATCAAATTTATGGGCTCACACGATGAAAAGGGCTGTAGGCCCTGGAGCACAAATCCCTTTAGAAGACCTGTATGAACAATACGGTAAAAAATACAGCCTTGAACCAGGTGATGAATTTATAAGATGGCTTCAAGATGTAAAACTTCGTAATAGAGATAAATGGCAAATTCTAAGCGAGGATGGATTACCTTATGTTTTTGGTTCTTTAAAGAAGAACGATCAGGAAACAGAATTACAGGCACAGGTTGAAGTGGTGGCAGAGGAAGTTCCTACTGCTACTAAATCAAGGGGGGAGAATGTGGCACCGCTTGTTGTAAAGAAGCTTACAGTTGAAGATATTACTGGGTTATCATTTAGAAAAGCAAAAGATGTTCTTCCTAATATAATGGATGTCGTGCTTCTAAAATATGCAGCCCAGCAAGCAAATCAACTAGCCGGAAAAGACAGTTTGTGCCGCCTTATAAGGAAGCGAATCCAGGAACTGGAAGTTAGTACTAGGAGGTAATCTATGATTGACCTCCAAAGTTTTAATATTCTTCTTTAAAAACATATCCTTTCTTGTAAAAACTTTAGGAGGAAAATAAAAGATGGCTAGAAGCTTACTAAGGCAGTTAGAGCAGATTAGACGAGCTGCTACTTATGATGATGATGTAGCATCCGTCAATACTTCAGCTGTCGCTGAGCCTACTGTTTCTGGTTCTTTAGAGCAAGATACT